AACAACTATCTGGTGTTGCTGGTCCAGTTGGCCGTGCGTTCGGCGAAATGGGCGGGCAAGTTGCAGAAGCTGGTCTTACTGTTAATAGATCACTAAACACTGTTGCTCAAAGCGGTGTTCACTTAGGGCAAAATTTAGGGCTATACGAAGAATCAGTATTAAAAGCTCGCATGAGCTTGCCTGAGTTTGAAAACACAATTAGAAACAATGCTAGATCTCTTGCTGGTTTATCTACTAACATGGATAAGTCTGCGTTAATGTTTTTAGCTGTTGGTAGTAAAGTCCAAGACACTGAAGTAGCATATCAATTAAAAGCAACAGGTACTAGCACAGAAGAGTTTGGCCAAGTTCTTGCAATGGTTGCACATAACGCTAGACAAGACGATATGACTCGTGCAAGCTCACAAAAGAGTTTAATTGCAACTACATTATCACTTACTACTGAATTCGATAACACTGCTCGACTAACAGGTATTAGTAGACAAGAACAACAAAAAGCGTTAGATGCTCAACTTAAATCCAAAGACATGCAACTGTCAATGATGGCAATGGATAAAGAGGAACGAGAGTCTGTTACTAAGAGTTTAGCTAGCACAAAGAAATACGGCGATGCAGTTTCAGAAGCGGTTAAGATTTATGCAACTGGTGGTGTAACTAACGCAGAAGAACAGAAAACAATTATGGCAGCTGGCCCGTTGGCACAGTTTGCAGAACAGTTAGCAAACATTAAAGGCAATACACCTGAAGATGAAAAGCGCCGCGAATCTATTATGAAAAAGATGGACGAAGTTGCTATTACAATGGCAAACACTACGTCCGAAGAAAAGAGAATGTGGGCTGTTCAAGCCAAAGCTGGTAATGATACTACAAAAGCAATGGCAGGTGGAGTTCTTGAAATTTCACGTTATGGACAAATTCTTAAACAAGCTGATAATGCAGCAGCACGTGAAGGTAAGACACGAGATCAGTACATTGCTGCTGAACTAGAAAAGGTTAAACAAGAACGAGAAGGTGCTGCAAGCGGTACAGGCGGACCAGAAGGTAATGCTGCTAAACTAGGACAAACATTAAACAAAGTTGATACATTGTTTAAAGATGTTACAGCAGGTGCAGGCAAATGGTTTAGCGGTTTGAATGACAAAGCAGGACAATTAATTACTAACTTTGGTAACTTAAACACAGTACTAAGACGATACACGCCTGACCAATTAACAAATCTTCCAGGTAAAATAGTAGATAATGTTAAAGCAAACACTGGTGTTAGGGAAGGTAAGTTAGCACCGGAAAAAGGCCGTGCTGACGGTAGTTTTGGTGCAATGGGTAAGTTAATCGAGGACTTTGGATCTGGCACAGAAATGATGCTGCACGGTAAAGAAGGTGTTATTACTGAGAAGCAATTGCAAGGTATTGTCGGGGCTTCGAAACAAATGGGTGCAAACATTGAAAGAAAAATGAGCTCACTTGACTCGATGATGTTAACTGGCGGACCTGCATCTCAAGCTGATCAGGAAAAACTAATTAGAAGTATGCAAGGTACGTTTGAAAAAGAACTACCAAAAATGCAAAAGAATTTTGAGCCAATGATGAAACAGTTTTCATCATCTGCACAAACAATTGGTAAGCAAATGGAAACTCATATGCGTCCAATGGTAAACAGTATGCAAGGCAGTTTAAAGTCAGATTTAGAAAGAGCAAAAGCCCAAATGCCAACTACAAATACATTTGAAAAGATGTTTGATCAATTTAAACTTCCGACAACAGTTCCTGATGCGCCAAAAGATACCCAAAGTTCTTCGGATTTTATTAGTCAAACACAGTCTAACGACGCCATGACCGAGATGGCTAAAGGCGTAAATGAATTAAATAAACGTATAGAACGATTAATTTCAGCAGTCGAAGACGGTCACAATAAGAGTGTTAAAGCAATTAAAAACACTAGTAATTTGATTGCTTAAGGATAAACAATGAGTTGGAAAAAATATTTCACCCCTGTACCTGTTAATGGAACCGTCAGCCCTGTTGGCAGCAATTTAACAAAAGCAGGTCCTGCACGATCAAACTACTCTAGCTATTTGCCAGATGTATATGCAGGTGCGCCTAATCGTATTGAGCGTTATCAACAGTACGAAGTTATGGATAGTGATCCAGAAGTAAATGCAGCACTAGACATTCTAGCAGAATTTTGTACACAAAAATTAAAAGACGGAAAAACTCCATTTGCAGTGCAGTGGAGACACAAAGCTACTAACAGCGAAGTACGTATTCTAGCAGAATACTTACAACAATGGTGTAAACTACAAAAGTTTGACACACGTATTTTCCGTATTATGCGTAACGTATTCAAATACGGTGATGCATTCTTCATTCGCGATCCAGAAACACAAAAGTGGAGTTATGTTGATCCGAGTAAAGTTACTAAAGTTATTGTTAACGAAAGTGAAGGCAAGAAGCCGGAGCAATATGTAGTTAAAGATTTAGCACCTAATTTTATGGATTTAGTTGCTACACAAATTACACCAAACATTAATCCACGCAATAATGCAGGTGGTATTAGTGGCGGAGCAGGGTACTTAGGCCAAGGCGGCGCACAGAAAACTGGTAATTTTTCAGCAGGTTCTAGCAACGGAACACGTTTTGGTGTCAGTGAAACAGAACATGCAATTGATGCTGAACACTTCATTCACTTGTCATTAAGTGAAGGTTTAGACAACATGTACCCATTTGGAAATAGTTTACTAGAAAATATTTTCAAAGTTTATAAACAAAAAGAATTGTTAGAAGACGCAATTCTAATTTATCGTATACAACGTGCTCCTGAGCGTCGTGTATTCCACATTGACGTAGGTAATATGCCAGGACACATGGCTATGGCGTTTGTTGAACGTGTTAAAAATGAAATACACCAACGCAGAATCCCGTCACAAACTGGTGGCGGACAAAATGTTATTGACTCTGCATATAACCCATTAAGTATTAACGAAGATTACTTCTTCCCGCAAACAGCAGAAGGCCGTGGATCAAAAGTAGAAACATTACCTGGTGGTACTAACTTAGGTGAAATCGACGACTTAAAATACTTTACAAACAAGCTATTCCGCGGTTTACGTATTCCAAGTAGTTACTTGCCAACTGGCGCAGATGACTCTCAAGCGTCATATAATGATGGTAGAGTTGGAACTGCTTACATTCAAGAACTACGTTTTAACAAATATTGCGAACGTTTACAAGCACTTGTAACAGCAGTATTTGACGAAGAATTTAAGATGTACATGCACTCACGTGGTGTAAACATTGACTCAAATTTGTTTGAATTAAAGTTTAATCCACCTTTAAACTTTGCAAGTACACGTCAAAGCCAATTAGATGCAGAACGTATTAATACTTTTACAGGTATTGTACAAGTTCCATTTATGTCAAAACGTTTTGCTTTAAAACGTTTCCTAGGACTAACAGACGAAGAAGTAGCAGATAACGAACGTTTATGGGCAGAAGAAAACGGTTCTGGCCAACCTACATACACTGACGCAGCAGGCGAATTACGCGGTGCAGGATTAAGTGCAGCGGGCATTGAAGGTGATTTAAGTGCCGCAGGCGACTTATCTGCACCAGATGGAATGGGTGATGACACTGATGCAGAATTAGGCGCACAAGCATCTAATCCAACAGCAGCACCTGCAACACCTGCAACACCGCCGGCTGCATAAATACAATTATGATCCTTAGAGAATTATTTTATATCGACGCTGATACAAGACGTGTAGCTAATGACTTACGCTATCAGCCTGAGCGTGATCAATCGCAACTACATAGTTCCGATACAAGAAAGACACGCTTAACTCTACGTCAGATCAATGAATTAAGAAAATCAAGCGAAGCACACATTTTAGAACAAGAGGGTGAACTAGAGTTTATTCACAGTATGTACGCAACACCGGCTGCACCGCCGGCATAAATATAACAGATTGCAAAAATGCCTCTAAACGAGGCGTTTTTTTGGCCATTATAACACTATTTTTATAATTAAGTGTAAATATATTACAGCCTTGTATAACCATCACAGGAGAACGAACAATGACTGATCGTAAGCAATTCGAAGCCATGCTAGAGGCATTGATCAATGAAGATCAAGAAACAGCAAAAGAAATTTTCCATCAAATCGTAGTAGGAAAATCACGCGACATCTACGAAGAATTATTAAAAGAAGACTTTGACCTTTCTGAATCAGAAAAGGAAGAAGAGGAAGAAGAGAACGTTGAAGAGTCCTCAGAAGAGGAAGAAGAAGGTTCTGAAAACCCATTCGGCGCTGAAGAAGGCGAAGAAGAAGAGGGTGAAGAGGAAGAAGAAGGCGACGAATTCGGCGGCGACGAAGAAGGTGCTGAAGATGAATTCGGCGGCGAAGAAGGTGAAGGCGAAGGTGATTTAGAAGATCGCGTTCTAGACCTAGAAGACGCTTTAGACGAACTAAAAGCAGAATTTGAAGAATTAATGTCACAAGAAGCTGAAGAAGGCAACCACGATATTGGTGCTATTGACGCAGCTGGTGACGGCGAAGCAGGTGACGATTTCGGCGGCGAAGCCGAAGTTGACGAACTACAACAATTCATGGAATATGTTGACAAAGTAGCTTTACCAAAGCATGGCGATAACGGTGCAAACACTAAATCTCCAGTAGCTGGTAAAAATAACATGGGTGGCACAGCAGCTAACATCGCTAATGGCGGCACAGAAAAAGGTGCAGTTGAAGCTAACAAGGGCCAACTAAAGGGCAACGGCGTGTTCAAAGGTAACAAGCCACAATTGCAAGATGCAGGTAACATCAACGTTCCAGGCGGCAATGCTGGTAAAACAGCGTTCAAGAAGAAAGAACCTGGACACGGCGCAGAAAAGAAAGGCGCAGGTGAGTCTGCAGCTAATACAAAGAGTATCGTTGGGTCACGTAAGTAATTAAATTATGACGTCACTATATCTTCGAGAAAACCTAAGTTTTGATCAGGCTAAAATTGTTGTTGAGTCTGACGGACATGAGGGAAAGAACTTATACATGTCTGGTATTTGCATCCAAGGTGGAATCCGTAATGCAAACCAGCGTGTGTACCCTGTGAAAGAGATTGACAAGGCTGTCAAAACCTTGAACGATCAGATTCAAAACGGTTATAGCGTTCTCGGAGAAGTAGATCATCCCGATGACTTAAAAATTAACCTGGACCGTGTCAGCCATATGATAGTAAACATGTGGATGGACGGTCCAAATGGTTACGGTAAATTAAAGATTCTACCTACGCCTATGGGACAATTAATTCGCACTATGTTAGAAAGTGGTGTGAAATTAGGCGTATCGAGTCGCGGATCTGGAAACGTAAGAGATGACGGTTCTGGTGAAGTTTCAGATTTTGAGATTATCACAGTAGATATGGTAGCTCAACCTAGTGCCCCGGGAGCATATCCTACACCAATTTATGAACACTTGATGAATAATCGTGGTGGTTATAATGCCTTACGCATAGCGCAAGAAGTTAAGGGTGACCCTAAAGCACAAAAATATCTCAAAGAGAGCTTATTAGGAATAATAAGCAAACTCCAATAACAAGGAGAATCACATGTTGGATGCACTAAAAACGTTATTTGAAAACAATGTGATTTCTACAGAGATCAAAGAGTCAATCGAGCAAGCATGGGAACAGCGTATCGCTGAAAACCGTGAACAAGTTGCTCAAACTCTACGCGAAGAATTTGCACAACGTTATGAACACGATAAAGCAACTATGGTCGAAGCTGTTGACAGAATGTTAACAGATCGTTTAGCTGCTGAAATCGCTGAATTTAGCGATGATCGTAAATCTTTAGCTGAAATGAAAGTTAAGTATGCTCAGAAAATGAAAGCAGATGCTGGCGTAATGAAGGAATTTGTTACACGTCAATTAGCTGCTGAAGTTAAAGAGTTACACGAAGACCAAGTAATTATGGCTAATAAGTTCAGTACATTAGAACAATTCGTAGTAGAAGCTCTTGCTCAAGAAATTGCAGAATTTTACAAAGACAAACAAGATCTCGCTGAAACTAAGGTTCGCTTAGTTCGCGAAGGACGTGAACAACTACAGAAAGTTAAACAACAGTTTGTTGAACGTGCAGCTAAGAAAGTCGAAGCAGTTATTAACGAAGGACTACGTTCTGAGTTACATAGCTTGAAAGAAGACATCGAAGCAGCTCGTCGTAACGACTTCGGTCGTAAGTTATTCGAAGCTTTTGCTAGCGAATATCAAACAAGCTATCTTTCTGAGAAGTCAGAAACTGCAAAATTACTCAAGGTCATAGACATGAAGGATTTAGCTGTTCAAGAAGCTGCTAAAGCTATCGAGGAAGCTAACGCTCTAGTAGAAAGTAAAGAAGCAGAAATTGCAACTCTTAAAGAGTCGCAAGAAAGAAAAGAAATCATGAGTGAATTACTTGCTCCATTAAATTCAGAGCAACGTGAAATCATGGGTGAATTGATGGAGAGTGTAAAGACTACTAAGCTAAACGAAAGTTTTGATAAGTATCTTCCAGCAGTACTAAATGGTACAGCAGGTAAAGCTCCGCAGAAGAAACAGGCACTTGTAGAGGCTAAAGAAATTACAGGAAACAAGGTTTCCAACAGCATTCGTAGCGGCGAGGATGACTCAAACATTATTGATATCCGTCGTCTCGCTGGACTAAAAATTTAAGGAGAATTTAAATGTCAGAACTACTAAACGGCCGTTGGGCAGAGACTAAAGAAGCTCTTTTAGAAGGCCTACAAGGCACTAAAAAATCTGTAATGGGTGTTACACTTGAAAATACTCGTAAGTATTTGATGGAGTCCCCAACAGCAGGTGCTACTTCTGCCGGCAACGTTGCAACATTAAACCGCGTGATTCTACCGGTTATCCGTCGTGTTATGCCAACCGTTATTGCTAACGAGTTAGTTGGTGTTCAACCGATGACTGGCCCAGTTGGCCAAATCCATACATTACGTGTACGTTATGCAGATAGCGCCACTGGTGTAACAGCAGGTGAAGAGGCATTAAGCCCATTCAAAATTGCTGAAGCTTATTCAGGCAATGACAGTTCAACTGCTAAAGCTGCTTCAACAGCAACTTTAGAAGGTGCTGCTGGTAAGCGTATGTCAATTCAAATCTTGAAACAAACTGTCGAGGCTAAAACTCGTAAGTTAAGCGCACGTTGGACATTTGAGGCAGCTCAAGATGCTCAAGCGCAACAAGGTATTGACATTGAAGCAGAAGTAATGGCTGCTTTAGCACAAGAAATTACAGCTGAAATCGACCAAGAGATCCTAGCTAGCCTAGCATCTTTAGCTGGTACAGCTACAGAAAACTTCGACCAAGCTGCTGTATCTGGTACAGCTACATTCGTTGGTGATGAACACGCTGCTTTAGCAGTTCAAATCAACCGTGTTGCTAACTTGATCGCTCAGCGTACACGTCGCGGTGCAGGTAACTGGGCAGTTGTAAGTCCATTTGCTTTAACAATTCTACAATCTGCAACTACAAGCGCATTTGCTCGTACAACAGAAGGTACTTTCGAAGCTCCAACAAACACTAAGTTCGTTGGTACATTGAACAACGCAATGAAGATTTATGTTAACACATATGCAACTGACTCTACTGACGTATTGATCGGTTACAAAGGTGCTAGCGAATCTGACGCAGCAGCGTTCTACTGCCCATACATTCCATTGATGAGCAGCGGTGTTGTTTTAGATCCATCAACATTTGAACCAGTCGTATCATTCATGACACGTTATGGTTATGTTGAGTTGTCTAACACAGCTTCTTCTCTAGGTAACGCAGCTGACTACCTAGGTAAAGTAAGCCTATCAAACGTTTCTTTCAAGTAATTCGTTACTTAACAGTAAACAAGTTAAAGGGCTCTTCGGAGCCCTTTCTCTTGATTGCATAAATACAAAGTAATGATTCACATAGGGTGAATTTTATGCGGAAATCCAACCGCGTATGGCCTAGAACGCCATGATTTCTTAAGGAGAAAACAAAATGGGACGTCCTCTACATAAAAAATATTTTGGTAACCGTAACCAAGGAACTGGCGGTTATCAAGTAACTGGCGGTTTATCAAACAGCCGCGAATACTCAGACGATCGTATCGGTGGCGAAGGTATTGCTAGCATTAACTGGTCTAACTATGGTTCATGGTTATCAACTGCAGGTGGTGCAGCAGCTCCTCTAGCAGGTTTAGCATTACCAGCACCAACACTACCAGGTGGCGTACAAGCTGCTTGGACTAACTACTTTGGCGCAGCCGCAGTTACAACTGGTGCAGGTTCAGTTGGCTTAGTAGTAGGTGAAACATATACATACGCACCTATTCCTGGTTTATTAGTTACTGTTGCTACATCAGGTAATGATGCTTCAAACGCTACATTTACTGTAACTACAGCCGGTAGCACAACTACATTGTTAACAGATTTACAAACTGTAAACCTTACTAAATCAGTAGGTATGACTGGTGCCGCTACATTTACAGTTGATATTAAACTTAAAATTGTTGATACTGTTATTACTGAAAAAGGTTCTGGCTATACTGGCGCAGAGACATTTACCGTTACAACTGCAAACGGCGCAACTGGTACAGCACCCGCAGGTACTATTGTATTAACAACTGACACAGGCGCAGTTGGTTCTTCAACTAACCAAGAAAATGCAATCATTATGTATGCAAACGTAACTGGTAGTGGTAGCACTGGTGTTCCAGTAGACGTTATTAAACAAGTTAGCAGTCGTCGTTACAAAGTATCTGATGGTTCAAACGTTGGCATTGTTAAGTTAGGTACAGACAGCACACCAGCTACAGGTAATGCTTACCTTGTTGCTACAGCAACTGGCGGTACTTACTATGTTACTAAGTTAACTGCTCACAAAGCAACCCTAGTTGCTAAGACAGGTGACGAGGCATTAGATGGCAAGTCAGTACAATGGACACTTGGTTCACCAACTGCTACTATTGTACAAATCGAAAACGCTTAATAGAGTAATGGGGACTTTGGTCCCCTATTAAGGAATAATAATGTCAAAGATATTAAAAGTAAGCCAAGGCAATTACAAAGTCCAAGTTCAGACTAGCGGTACTATTACGCTCGATACTGGCAATAGTGTTGGAACTGTAGTTATCACAGGCAACTTAGATGTTAAAGGTACAACTACAACTGTTGAATCAACAAACACAACTGTAAAAGACAATATTATTCAAATTAATTACGGGCAGACTGGTGACGGCATTAGTGCTGCCCTTAATTATCAAGCAGGTATTCAAATTGGTCGCGGTAACTACCCAGACGCAAAAATTGTGTTTGATGAATCAGTTCAGCACTATGACCAAAATTCAAATTCGCAATTACCGGGTACGTTTAGTTTCCAATTTACAGATGGATCACTAGCAGGTATCCAAGCATCTGGTATTGCAGCAGGTTTAGCAAGTAACTTAAACTTAGACTTGCAAAATTCAACTAACGTTGTTGAGATTGTTAATGCTGATGCAACAAGTTATTCGGCTCGTGTAACAGCTGGTGACGGCAATGTTGTTCCTAATAAACAATACATTACAGATTATATTTTATCTGGTGTTATTGTTCCTGGACAAGCCGACGTTGATAGAATCTATCACGGTCATGGCACAAGCCCTAAAATTATCGATACTGAAATTATTGCAAATGCAACGAACCTTCAGTTTTTAGTTAATCCAGGCACAGGACTAGCACAACGAGCAGTTATTACAGCTAGCGGATTAACAGTTGACGATGTTAACACATTCCAACACACTATTTCAAGTGTTGGTGTATCGAATTTAATTTTAACTTCTTTATCAACTAACGAAGTTGAAATCAACGGTGTATTAGATTTAGATGACCAAGGCGGTTCAGTAACTGCTTCTGGCGGTAAGACTAAGTTGTATTCTACAGCAGTTGCAGGTCCGGGAAAAACAGGACTGTTCATTGCTAACAACACAACAAACGACGAATTGGTAAGTAAAAACAGAGCAGTGCTATTGAGCATACTCTTATAAGGAAAACAACATGGCTTTGACAGCAACACAAATTACAGCAACAAGTATTTCCGGTGGCAGTCCAAATGGGACTGTTGTTTATACTAGTTCAGGAAGCAATGCAATTACTTCAATGATTGCATGTAACAATAGCGGAAGTGCTATTAACTTAACTATCTATGCTGTGCCTACTGGAAAAAATCCTTACAACTATCCAGAAACAACAATTGTATCTAGCCTATCTATACCAGCAGGTGAGACAGTTAGTTTTGACCAAGAAAAATTAGTATTAGGAAACGGTGATTCGATTAATGCTACTGCAAGTTCAGCATATTCAGGAACAGGTATTAGTATAGTTCTAAGCACATTGGCGGTATAAGATGAGATTCTTAAAAACGTTAACTTTAAATCGTAGAGCAATTTATGACCCTCGTGTTGCAGTAGACACTAACAACACGTTTACAGTTGCTACTACTACAGACATGGTGCTACCAAAGAGTAGTTCATCATTATCTTCTGTCCAGACAGAAGGTATGCTTCGTTATAATACAAGCACACACGAAGTTGAAGTATATTCAGGCAATCCACAAACATGGAGAAGTTTACGTTATAAAGAAGCAGGTAAAATTGTTTTACAAAACTTAGGTAACATAGACGGCTATAGTTATTTTTACGGCCCACTTAACGCAAGTTACGATCCAACAAACATTGCAAATAACAACGATAACTTTGATGGACAAAACATTCTTGTATTAATTGAAAACGTATTTCAAATATTCAACACAAACTATGTAATTACACAAAACCCTTCAACTGGTATAGCTACAAGTGCCCAAGCAAATGCAGGATCAACTACAATTTCATTTGCTACTACTGCTGCTATCCCTACAGGTTCTGTAATAACAGGAAGTCCTTACTTGCAATCTAACACTGTAGCAACTGTAACAAGTGGTACAACAGTTTCTTTAGACAAAACTATTTCCGGTGGTAATATCCCTAACGGAACAGTATTAACATTTACGGCACCGACTGGATATTATTTAAATTTCACATCAGACCCTAACTATATAGGCATGACTGGTAAACCTATTACAGTGTTACATGGGTTTGACAAGTAATTAAGGAACCGCCATGGGCGCAGAATTAGGTAGAATAAGCGGCCCGTTACTAGCAAATAATTTGCTACGTCGTGGCGTAGACTTAACATTTCGAAACTTTGACAGCGATCCTGACATCCTTTACTTGGATGTTATTAACGGTCGCATTGGTATCAATACTAGTACCCCTGCCCGCGATTTAACAGTTGCTGGTACAACTAACACAATTGATTTAATAGTTGACACACAGTCGACTATTGGCGATTTAACATTCCTTACTAATCGCATACAAAATGCAATCGGTTCAATAAATGTTGTACCGGACCAATCTTCAAACCCTACTGTTGTTATTAACGAGTTACAATCTGATAATTTAAAATTTTCAAATCGTACAATTACAACGTTAACAACAAATGATGATATAAATTTTGCATCTAATGGTACCGGCCGTGTTGTTTTCAATACTGATAAAGTTAATGTAAACGGGAACTTACACGCAACTGGTGATATTACGTGGGATGGTAACATTACCATTGGTAATAACGACCTTGATTCGGTATCGTTTAATTCTGATTTCACTAGCGATTTAGTTCCTAGTCAAAATAACAATTATGATATTGGTACTAGCTTAAAACAATGGGACACGTTGTATGCTGGTACTGTTGTAGCAGATTTTACAAATTTAAATAATTTAACAGTTAACAACATTAATATGTTGTTTACACCTGGCAATACATTTTATGTTACTACAAACGGGTCTGACACTAACAGTGGTGAATATACATCAAACGCATTTAGAACAATTAAGTACGCTTTAAGTCAAGCAATTAAAGGCGATACTATTGTTATTTTTCCAGGTAACTATGTTGAAGAATTTCCATTAACAGTTCCAACTGGTGTAACGCTAACTGGATCAAGTTTGCGTAATGTAACAATATCTCCAACACCGTCGACTATCGACAAAGACGGCTTTTTATTCAACGGCGATGCTACTGTAGAGAATATTTTAGTTACTGGATTTAAGTATAATTCAACTAACGATACAGGCTATGCATTTAGATTTGCGCCAAACATGAAGACGCTATCTAGAAGCCCTTACATTAGAAACGTTTCAGTTAAAACAGAAGCTCCTAATGCAGGTTATGGTGCGTTAATTGACGGTAGCTCTGTAGACCCAGACACAATTGAACCAGCAATGTTGTTCTATTCAACAACAATGTTAATTCCGGGTGCAAATGGTATTACTGTTACTAACGGCGCTCGAGTAGAGTGGTTAAACTCTTTTACATATTTTGCTTACCGAGGAATGTATCTAACTCGAGGTACACTAGGTGTTGCTGGATTAGGTGTTAAATTTGGCGCAGAAGTTCGATCAATTAACTCTGCAAACGTATACGGTACATACGGCGCCGTTGCCGACGGCTTAGATACATTAGCATATCTAGTTGGACATAACTTTGGATATATTGGTACAGAGTCTGATTCAACAAACGACACTACATTATCTTTACAAGCTAACGAAATTGTTCAAATTAACGGCGGTGTTATCTATTTTGATAGCATAGACCATAAAGGTGACTATCGTGTAGGTGAAATATTCTATGTTAATCAACAAACTGGGCAAGTTAGTTTTGATGCACAATCTATTAACTTTACTGCAACAGGTAATATTACACTAGATGGCCCGACTGGCCAAATTATTTTAGATGCATCTAAAGTACAAGTTAGTAATCTTAAAATACACGATAATAATATTGATAGTTTAATTGGTCCTGTTAACTTCTTAGCACAATCTGGTACCACTACGCTGGACAGTGATGTGTATGTTACCGGAAACACCTATGTAACAGGTGATACTGTTGTTAAGGGAAATGTATTCCTTGGTGATACACCGTTAGATTTAATTACAATTACTCCTAATTTAACACAAGATATTATCCCGGGTGCTAATAACACTTACAATTTAGGTACTAAAACCCCAACTCCTAAAGTTTGGAATACAGCATACTACACTACGTTAAACGTTGATGGTATTACACAAATAACAAATAATACCATTTCAACGTTAGTTTCTAATAATGATTTAAGATTCCTTGCAGCGGGTACTGGTATTGTTCATGTAACAGGAACAAATATTCAAGTAGACCAAAATGCTATTTTTGGCGGTACTTTAACTGTTAACGGAGTAACAACTTTACAAGATACTACCTCTGTTGGATTAATAAACTTAACAGGTAACATTAGTCAAACAGGTGATACATATATTACCGGACGTTTTGATAACAACAATATTCTTCTTACAGGAACACATTCTTATCTGCAAGTTCCGAATATTAAAATTCAAGACAATAACATTTCTGTAACTGCTACAGATAGTAATATTGAATTTTTTGGAAATGGAACTGGTGGTGTTGTAATTGAAAACAGATTAAAAATTGTTGATAACGTATTAAGTAACGTCTGGAGTGGCGCATCTAATAATACACAAAAGAGCATTATTTTTGCGCCTAATGGAACTGGTAACACTGTTATTAATTCATCAACGTTCTTAAAAGCACCAGTAGGCAGCGAAGCAACTAAAGTACTTTCAGCACCGGGCGAAGTTAGATATAATAATGCAATTTCTGCATATGAAGGATATTTAAGTACTGGTACAGAAAGTTTTGTAAACGTTTATAGTACCGATAAAAAGACATACGTTACTCCAGAATTAACAATTGGTAACAACGATAATATTCTAAGATTTACAATCAATAATGTTGTTAAAGGAACTATCGATTCTACAAAAGTTTCTTCTGCTGTTTTACAAGTAGGCAACTATGTGATGTCAGGAAATACTATTAATAACCCTGTAACAAACAGTGATAGTATTTTTCAAGGTAACGGTTCTGGTTTTGTAAATGCAAACGGTATCTTAGTTAACTCGGGCGATATTACTAATCAATTAAACACACCAATTACCCTTGTAAGTACCGGTACTGGATACTTTAAATTCGGCGGGACTTCTGCTATTGTATTCCCCCATGGTGACTCTAGTGAACGTAGACTTACTCCCGAACTTGGCGAATCGCGTTATAACACAGAATTAAACTATATGGAAGTGTATAACGGAACACAGTGGATCCCAGCAGTTGGTACTTCTGGTGCTGCATCACTAACTGATGTTATCGACATCATGGACGAATTTGCCCTCATCTTTGGCTAAAAGCCCAAAATAGCTAAATACTGTTACTGCGGGATTTAGACCATATTTCCCCGATACTCAACTGTGGTAAACCAGCAAAGAGCCGTAAAAGCGGCTGCGGAGAAATCCAAAATAGGTTAACCGTGAAACACGGGGTAGAAGGAGAGCTATGGCCGTTGGTCGAATTACGGGTCCGCTCTTAAAGGCAAATCTCACACGACAGGGTGTAGATCTAGCTTTTGAGACGAACTTACTTTACATAGATGTTAATAATGGCCGTATTGGTATCAACACTGCCACACCTTCTACGGACCTTCAAGTAAATGGTACAACACGTACTACTAATTTAGAAGTTACTAACCAAGCGGATATTGCTAGTTTTACAATTAGTGGAAACACGATTGCTAGCAGTAACACAGTTATTAATCTTCAACCAAGCGGTTCTAACCCAGTCGTTTATCAAGCAAAATTATTAGTTAATAATAATTTAGAAATAACTACAAATCAGATTAGTACTACAGATACCGACGCTGATTTAAACATTACAACAACCGGTACTGGCCAAGTAAATGTTAACAGCAATATGCTTGTTAACGGTGATTTACACGCAACTGGAAATATTACTGCTGATGGAAACATCACAATTGGTGATAGCCCAACAGATTCAGTAACATTCAATGCAGATATTGCAAGTAATTTAACTCCAGATGCAAATGTAACTTACGATTTAGGTACTCCGTCTAAAAACTGGAAAACAGTATACACACAATCAGTACAAGCCGATTCAATTACTTCAAACAGTATTTTAGTTGGCGGAATTGATTTAGCATTAACACCAGGAAAAACTTATTATGTTGCTGTAAACGGAAATGACAGCAATGCCGGAGATCACGAACACGCACCGGTTGCAACTATTAAGCAAGCATTAAATCTTGCAACTGTTGGTGATACTGTTTTTGTATTCCCAGGCGTTTACGAAGAAATTCTTCCTTTAGAAATTCCAACAGGCGTAACAGTACGTGGTGCTAGTTTACGTTCGGTTCTAGTTAAGCCAACGGCTGCAACTAGATTCTTAGATATGTTCCATATGAATGGTGAAGCTACATTAGAAGACTTTACCTTAACTGGATTCTACCACGATCCTGCAGGAACATATGTAGAATTCCCAGGCGACACAAACGGAACCGGTCACTGTGTTCGTTTTAGCTTTGGTTGTTTAACAACTACCCGAAGTCCATACATTCGTAACATTTCTGTTCTTACAAGAGGCTCTCCAAGCGTTCTTTCTATAAACAGCATTAAGACAGAAGTTATTAGTAGCTTAAACAGAATTAAAAGTTTAATTCCAAATATTGTACAAAACATTGCAGTAACTGGAACAAGTGGAAATACGCAAGTACAAAATACTAGTTTACCAGCATCTGATGCAACAACAGCAACTGCACTACAAGGATTAATTGATACTGTAGTTTATGTAATTAATAACGGAACATTACAAGCAAATGCTCCTGCAATTACTGCTAACGGAACCGCAGTAACATCAGGAATGCTATACAAAGCAGCACAGATCCTTGAAGCAAACAGAGCTTGGATTGTACAAGAATCTTATTCATACCCAACATACACTTATTCACCAACTACATTTGACGAAACAAAAACTAAACGTGACATGGGATTAGTGTTAGATGCATTAATCTATGACATTTTAAGAGGCGGCAACGAACATAGCTTCTACGCAGGCTATGGTTTTTGGGTTCATCCAGCAAACGATCCGTACGGATATGACCGTGGTGATGCAGGACACGGTGCATTAATCGACGGTGAAGTATTAGATCCAGCATGTTACAATCGTGCTATGTTGTTCCACTCAGTTACATTTATTACACCAGCAGCAGAAACACTTATTGCTAAAAACGGTGTGCGTGTAGAGTGGTTAAACTCGTTTACTTACTTTGCTGGAAAAGGTGCTTACTTATCATCCGGTCCAAATGGCTTTGCAGGCCAAGGTAAAACTAAGTTACGAATTGATAATCGCACAGGTACATGGGCAACCGGTAACACTGTAACTTATTATGATACAGATGGTACATCTGTACTAGCATCTGGTACAATTGATTCTATTGACGGGAATTACATTTATCTAACTGGTAAATGTTTAGGTTTTGAAACAATTACAGATCGTGCTGGTAAAACAGTATACGCTCAAGGTAACGCCAAATTAAGTACATCTCAAAAGAAATTTGGTCCAACAAGTTTAGCATTAGACGGTGTTGGCGACTACATAACATGTGCTACACAATCTGACTTTGCTTTTGGAACAGGGGCATTTTGTTTAGAAGCATGGATCTACAATACAAACCAACCTGCTGCTAATCAAGTTATTTTTGATTTACGTACTGCAAATCCGCAAGTTGTTCCAACTTTTTACATTAATGCAACAACTAACACATTAAGATTAGCGGTTAATGGTTCAGCAGTTATTGACAGCGTATCAACAATTCCGTTAAACACTTGGACACACATAGCACTAGCTAAAAGTGGTTCGAGTACCAAGATGTTCATCAACGGCACACAAGTTGGAACAACGTATGCAGATACTAACAACTATATTCAAGGTGCTTTAACTATTGGTGCAAGATTTGACGGTACAACTCCGTTCTTTGGTTACATTGATGACGTGAGAATTAGTAAAGGTGTTGCGCGATACACAACTACATTCACTCCACCGACAAGTCAACTGTCCGGCGATTTAAACACTGTGTTGTTATTGAACTTAAATGGCAATAACAACTCTACAACTATTTTAGATAACGGTATTACATTCCAAGATTTAAGATCTAGTGCCGGGGGCACTGCACAATTAATTAACTTTGCAGACTATTCAGAGTTTGGTGCAGAAGTTCGTTCTATTGGTTCTGCTTGCGTGTACGGCGATTATGGTATTTACGGTGATGGAGTTGGTGTAACTGGTTATTTTGTATCACATAACGTTGCGTATGTTGGTGCTGGTAAGTTAACAACTAATGACCCTAATGATAGAATTGATGCAAATGAGTTTGTTGAATTAAACGGCGCCCACATTTATCATACAAGTGTTGATAATGAAGGTAACTTTAGTGTAGGCGATAATTTTAACGTTAACCAAAAAACTGGTGAAGTTACATTTAATAATCAAAGTTTAAGTATTACTAGTTTAACTGGTGTAACATTTACTGACGGTACTAACACTACTACAATTACATCTACTGATATTACAACCGGTAATATTAGAATCCATGATAACAACATTGATAGTTTAACTGGTGATGTTAATATTACTGCTGCAAGTGGTGCTATTAATTTACAAAACAATACATATGTTACAGGTACATTGAATGTAACCGGTGATGTTAATATTGGCGGTAACATTCAAATTGGTGATCAAACATCTGATACTATTAACTTTGTTGGTAGTATTGATAGTAATTTAATCCCGTCCGCAACAGCAACTTACAATTTAGGTTCTTCGTCATATCGCTGGAATACGTTATATCTAAGTCGTTCTGAAATTGATAACCTTGTTATTGATAGTAATACTATACAAACAACAAACGGAAACGATGACTTAACCTTAATTGCTAACGGATCCGGTCGTGTTTACATACCAAATAACAATTTGGTAGTTGACCAAAACGTTACAGTAACTACAGACTTAACTGTTACTACTGGTGCCACTTACTTAAAGAACGTTGGTGTTACAGGAACTATTACCCAAACCGGTGATATTCAACAAACTGGTAATTTTGTTACAAGTGGAAACACTCAAGTAACAGGTAATATTGTAGGTTCAGGTTATTTACAATTACCTCAAATTACAATTACAGGTAATCAAGTATATACAACTGCTACAAATACCGACTTAAACCTTGTTGCAAATGGTTCCGGTAATGTTGTAGCTGAAGGAATTAAGTTTAGTGATAACACTATTCAAAGTGTTAATACAAATGCAGATATTACATTAGTACCACAAGGTACTGGCGGTGTGATAGTAAATAGCAACCAAAGTATTCAAATACCTGTTGGTACAACTGCGCAACGCCCAGGTGTAGGTACAGCTAGCAACGGTATGATTCGTTATAATACTGACTTAACAAGATATGAAGGTTATAACAACGGCTATTGGGTAAAACTTGGCGGCCTGCAAGATATTGACGGAAATACTAAGATTATTGCTGAAGCATATCCTGGTGCAAACGATAACACAATTTATTTTTATGCAGATGGAAACCTAACTGCAACTATTGACAGTACAAAATTATTTGCACAGCGTTTCCAAACAGTTAACTTAGATATAACAGGCAACACAATCACACCAATTACTAGCGGTAGTGATTTAAATTTAACAACAACCGGCACTGGCGGTGTGCGTTTAGGTAACTTAAAGGTATTCAACAACACTATTACTAACGTAGTTAGTGGTGCAATAACACAGTTCTTAGAAACTGGAGCCGGATATGTAAAAATTGCAGGAACTAACGGGGTAGTTATCCCGTCTGGTGACACACAGTTCCAACGCCCGCTAGTTCCTGAAACTGGAATGATGCGTTTTAACACCGACCTACAACTAGTTGAGGTATATACTGGTACAGGTTGGGCAAGCGTTGCAGGTGCATCAGGTGGTGTTACAACTGCTGAAGCAACTGACATTGGTATTGCATCTGCATTAATATTTGGATAAGAATTATGACAACGTATTTTAGAACAAAGGTAGTTAACGATATTGGAACAACTCCGGTTGATGTATTAGCAACGTCAACAGGTAACAGATATACTTTAATTGGTTGCAACCTTGCAAACACAATAGACACCGATGTTATTGTTGATATACAAATAACAGATGGTAGTAGCAACACAGGGTATTATATTAGACAACTAGTCATATCTCCGTATACTAGTGCAAAAGTTGTTACTAATGGCGAAAAAATAATTTTAGCAGAAAACTCGACTATGACTATTACTAGTGATACAGATAATAGTGTTGACATGGTAGCAAGTTACGCAGAAATTCTATAATAGGATACTAACATGGCAAATAATTATCAATTTGGCAGATCAAAAGATGAATTACTAGGTAACGCACCCCGTTACATGTACGCACTTCGTAGAACAGACGACGGCGAGTTATATTTTGCAAGAATAGATCAACTTAGTAGAGTTGACAGCATTCAAATTAATAAAGAAGGCACAAGTGACGGAAACTATCAAGATTTTGAACAAGGTGTAGATATGTTTGAAGGAAGAGATGCCGACCATAATTTAGTATTTGAAAATTTAAACTACGAACAGATGCGTTGGGATGACCGTAATTTATACTATTACATCGATGATGCAGGAAATTTAGTAGTCAGAACTGATACAAAATACCAGTATCCATCTGGTATATAAATAATGAATATTCATAATAACTGAGGTAAGAAATGGCAGAATTTAAAATACCACGAATTAGATTTACTTGGCAGGGCGATTGGGTTACTGGAACAGCATATACAAAAGACGATATAGTTCGCTATCGCGGTAAATCATATGTGTGTTTAGTTGGACACAATGCTTCTGCTGATTTCAATACAGATTTAAACTATATTGACATTTCAACGACTCCAGACTCACCGGCTCCGAAATGGGGATTGTGGTTTGACGGTTACGAGTGGAGAAGCAACTGGCAAATTAACACCTTATATAACTTAGGTGACATTGTTAGATACAACAGTTATGTTTATATTTGTAATACTTCTCATACCTCTGCAGAGACTCCGACATTAGGTTTAGAAGCAGATCAGTCTAATTGGACTGTTTATGCTGCAACTGACGACTGGACTAAAAACTGGACTGTTAACACACGTTACAGAAAAAACGATATTGTTCGATATAGTGGAACAATGTATCGTTGTACAATCGGTCATACTTCGTCAGCAACTTTAGTGTTAGGTTTAGAAAATGACATTGCAAACTGGACTCCAATCACCTACGGTACTGACTGGAAAACTGATTGGACTGTGTCTACTCGTTACAGATTAGGTGACATTGTTCGCTACGGTGGCATTGTTTATAAGTGTGTAACAGGTCACACATCTGCTGCAACAAACACTTTAGGTTTAGAAAATGATATTGCAAAGTGGAGCATTTTACACAACGGTATTGATTATAAAACAAACTGGGCTCCTAGCACAAAATATAAAATCAATGACATCGTAAAATACGGTGCAGACTTGTGGATTTGTGTAGGATATCATACATCTAACGCAATTTTTGATATAGTAAACTTTAGTATGTATGTTCCAGGTTTGGAATATGCAAATGCTTGGAACATTACGACTTCATACATTCACGGAGATGTTGTAACATACGGCGGCTATCAATATTATAGTAAAACAACAAATAACGTTGGAAACGTTCCATCGCTTGACTCAGTAAACTGGGATTTATTAGTTCAAAATTATAACATTAGAGGCGAGTGGGATCCATTATTATCATACAGAGTCGGTGATGTTGTAAGAAGATCTGGTTATTTGTATGTTGCAATTGCTGATAACACTGGACAAGAAACTACTTTAACTGCATATTGGTTGTTGGTTAATCCAGGAATCCAATGGAAGGGACCGTGGGCTGCTGGGAATAACTACGTAATTGGTGATGTTGTTGCATACTATTCAACAAGTTATATTTGTTTAGTAAAGCACTCATCAACTACTGATAATGTTCCAGGAACTACTCCGACTCCATTAGATATTACTAGCGCAACGCATGACGGTATTAATGTTGTTATTAACTTTTCATCACAACCAACAATTCTATACCCAGCAGGAACAACCATTATTATTAGTGGAGTTACACCAAGCGCATATAACGGAACATATGTTGTTTCTCAATCGTCAGCATCTAGTGTAACAATTACAAATGATACTGGATTAGATTTTGTGTCAGGTGGAACAATTGTAGCAGCAGACTCGTGGAAATATTATGTTCGCGGTGATCAGTTTGAAACATTGCAATATCAAGGCGATATCCAAACATATGATCAAGGTAAACATGCGCCGGTGGCACTAGGTGTTAATGGTAGTTTATTAAAAACTAAAGGCAACTTACTACCAGTTCCGTCATGGGGCAACTTTGGTACTGTTGATAAAGTTTATTATGTTGCCGGGGGCACTGGTGTTGATGCACCAGGTTACGGTTTAACATTAAATGCACCTTGGAAAACCATTAACTATGCATGTAAAAATGTAACTGGGCCAGCAACAATTTTTGTTAAAACAGGTACATACTCTGAATCGTTACCAATTAGCTTACCAGCAGGTGTTGCTATTGTTGGTGACGAGTTGCGCGGTACTGTAGTTCAACCAGCTACAACAATTTCTACAATTGCAACAGCAACTGATGCAGCATCTGGATATATTAGTGTAAATTCTGTAACTAACATTGCAGATAAAACGCCTATTAGATTTACAAATGCATCAGCAACAACAATCGCAACTTCAACCAACGCATCTGGTAGCGGTATTACTGTTATTAGTTCTGCAGGAATGGTAGTAGGTATGCCGATTACATTTACAGGTGTCGGCTTTGGCGGAATTGTATCTGGAACAACTTATACTATTTTAACTATTCCTAATATTTCTACAATTACTGTTACATCAAACGGTGTAACGCCAATTACATTAACTACTGACACAGGTACTATGACTGTTAACGCAGGTAATTTTGGTAGCTTATTATCTGACCAAATTTACTGGGTAATCGGATCTACAATTAACCCAAGCGTATCATTATCTGGTTATATTTCGGGTACAACATTAACACAAACTGCACCGGCAGGAACACCGTTTGCTATTGGTATGACTTTATCTGGAACTAATGTATTAGCAAATACTAAAGTTACAGCAATTAACACGGCTACAATAACTAGTGCTACTATCAATGGCTCAACATTGAACATTGTATCAGCAGGAACTGGAACTGTTACAGTAGGTATGTATGTAACTGGTACAGGTGTATCAGCAGGTACATATATTATTGCCGGCAGCGGAAGTACATGGACTGTTAACCAAAATCAAACCGTAACTCAAACATCGATGACTTGCTCAAGTTATACAGTGAGTCAAAGTCAGAGTGTTGCAACAACAACACTTACAGGTACATTAACTGGATTTAAAGTTTCAACTTCTCGATTCAGTTCGACTCCAGTAACATTAACATCAACATCTAATCAAAATATTACTATATACGGCGGTGATGTTTTAAATGATATGTTCTGGGTAAGAAATGCTTGCGGTATTCGCAACATGACTTTACGTGGTTTAAATGGGGTTTTAGGTGATGCTAACTCATACGGCACACGTAGACCTTTAGCAGGTTCTTATGTTTCACTAGATCCGGGAACAGGAACTAACGATACTAGTGTATGGATTACAACTAAATCACCTTATGTTCAAAACGTTACTACATTTGGTTTTGGAGCAACCGGATTAAAAGTTGATGGTACATTACACGGTGGCGGTAACCACTCTATTGTTGCTAACGACTTTACACAAATTATTAGCGATGGTATCGGCGCATGGGTAACTGGCCCAGGTGCGTTATCTGAACTTGTATCGGTATTCGCATACTATGGTCATTGCGGATACTTAGCAGAAAACGGCGGCAAGATCCGTGCTACAAACGGAAATACTTCATACGGTACGTATGGATGTGTTGCAGAAGGTTTTGATTCTACCGAAGTTCCAATTTCTGTTAACGTTACAAACAGAAACCAACAAGCTCAGGTAGCTACTGCGTTTACCGGCGAAGCAGCTAATAAGATTTATCGATTAGAATATAGCAACGCAGGACAAAATTATACTA